TTCTCAATGATGATGAAGTTTTAGCGACCGTGGAAAACCCTGAAGATATATTCCACGAAATTTAAACATAGGAGGAACTATGCCAGACACAGAAGAAAAAATAGACGATCTGATTGATGTTGGTGAGGCTGATGAAAAAGCAACCGAAATTGATCTAGATAAAAAAGCAGAAGGAGGAGAAGTCAAAGATGAAAAAACTACTCAAGACGATACTAAGTCCGATGACACATCTGAGAAATCTGATGAGTCAGTGGATGTTCGAGATAGCAAGGACGACCAAGACCAAGCTAAAAAGGAAGAAGTAAAAGAAGAAGTCACCGAACAAAAGAAAGAGATGGAGGAGTATAGTGAAGGCGTTAAAAAACGTATTGCTAAACTTACCAGAAAAATGCGTGAAGCTGAGCGACAAAAAGAAGAAGCTGTTGTTTATGCTAAACGTGTGATGAGAGAACGCGATGAGATGACCCATACAGCCACGACGTTAGATAGAGACTATGCCGTGGAAATGGAGAATAGGATTCAATCATCTTTAGCAGCGGCCCAAGCTAAACTCGGTGCTTCAAGAGAAGCCGACGATAAAAAAGCTGAGGTTGAGGCTTTAACGGCTATCTCACAATTAGGATATGAGCAGGGTAAACTTGCAGAAATCAAAAGCAGACAAAAAATGGAAGAAACTGCTAGAGAGAATACAAAAAAACGAGGTCCTGCCGCTCAGTATCCTATTCAACAAACCCCGCCACCAGATCCACAAGCAGAGGATTGGGCGGAAAATAATGAATGGTTTGGTAAAGATAATGCCATGACCTACACCGCTTTTGATCTACATAGAAAACTTACCGAAGAAGAAGGGTTCGATCCAAAGTCAGATTCTTATTATAAAGAGATTGATAAGAGAATAAGACTTGAATTCCCCCAGAAATTTGGTAATACTGTAGACAAGACGATTAATAAACCTACACAAAATGTTGCTTCTGCAACACGGAATGCAAGGGCTGGTCGCAAAAGTGTGAAACTCACACCTTCACAAGTAGCAATCGCTAAAAAATTGCGTGTGCCACTAGAAGAGTATGCAAGACAACTAAAACTCACGGAGGGAGAATAAGCATATGAAACAAGAAACAAAACCTACTTCCCGTGCGAGCCAAACGAGAGAAAAAGATAAACGTAAGCAAGTTTGGACTCCACCATCGTACTTAGATACGCCCAACGCGCCAGCTGGATTCAGACACAGATGGGTCAGGGTAGAAATCATGGGGTTTCTCGACACGAAAAACGTACAAGGACGCTTAAGGTCCGGGTATGAATTAGTAAGAGCCGACGAATTTCCAGAAGATGACTATCCAGCAATGACAGATGGCAGATATGCAGGGGTGATCGGGCACGGAGGCCTTGTGCTGACAAGGGTACCGGAAGAAATCGCGAAGCAAAGATCGGACCATTTTGCTAAATTAGGAATGGACCAAATCGAAGCGGTAGACAACGATTTAATGAAGGAGCAGCATAGGAGTATGCCGATCAATATTGATCGACAGTCTCGTACAACCTTCGGTGGTAAGAAGCGTTAATTTTTTAACAATTCCAACCAACGAAATTTTATTAACCGTAGACTGCGGATAGTAGTCTACATAAGGAGATAAGCTATGGCTAATCAAAGTACAGTTGGTTTCGGTTTGAGACCACTTAGAAAAGTTGGTCAGACAGATAACAACGCTGGTCTCAGTGAATGGTCGAAAGCATCAGGTTCTGCTGCAATCAACCACCATGAATTAACGCAGTTACAGGCAGATGGTACAGTTTTATCATCTACAACTGGAACGGCTAACAATCTTGGATCACTGAACGGCAGTTTCTATACTGACCCTAGTACTAGTAAGCCTACTTGGTCTAATTACGCACCTAGCGTCGCGGCAAGCGATCATGTGTGTCTCATTAACGATGATCCTCAACAGATGTACGAAATGAGAACACAACTAACATCACTAACAACAGCAGATGTTGGTGGTTGTTCGCCAATCGTCGTAGGTACAGGTTCTGGTACCCCGAATTTCATTTCAGGGAACCTAATCGGTACTGTAGGTACGAATGATCAGATCAAGATCTTAGGTCTTACCCGAGATACTAACAATCAAGACGTGTCCGTTTCTGGAAGCGTTTGGAGAGTTATGTTAAACAGAAGTATCCTCGGCAACAACGTAGCAGGTATATAAGGAGAATAAATTATGGCAATATCACGTAATCAACTAGTTAAAGAACTAGAGCCAGGTTTAAATGCTTTATTTGGCCTGGAATACAAACAATACGAAAATCAGTCGGCAGAAATTTATACGACTGAGTCATCTGACAGAGCTTTTGAAGAAGAAGTTATGTTGTCAGGTTTCGCTAACGCATTAGTAAAACCAGAAGGTTCTGGGGTTGCTTTTGACCAAGCGCAAGAAACTTTCACAGCAAGATACACTAACGAGACAATTGCTCTCGCTTTTGCTATCACTGAGGAAGCTATTGAAGATAACCTGTACGACAAACTATCTTCTAGATACACAAAAGCATTGGCTAGATCGATGGCGAACACTAAGCAAGTAAAAGCAGTATTTCCTTTGATTCAAGGGTTGCCTACAACAGACAACTATGATTCAGGAGATGCCGTTTCTTTGTTTAGTACAGCTCATCCAACACTAGCAGGAGTATTTTCAAATACTCTTACTACGCAAGCGGATTTAAACGAAACATCATTGGAGCAAGCGTTAATTGATATCGCTGCTATGACTGATGAAAGAGGTTTAAAAATTGCTGCTAAAGGTGTGAAGATGATTGTGCCACCGGCTAATCAGTTCCAAGCTGAGAGATTGATGAAATCTCAAGGTAGAGTAGGAACTGCTGACAATGATATCAATGCAGTTAAATCTATGGGTATGATTCCTTCTGGATACAGAGTGAACAACTACCTAACAGATAGCGATGCTTGGTACATTATCACAGATGTTCCAAATGGTATGAAACACTTCGACAGAGCCCCATTGACTACTAAAATGGAAGGCGATTTCGATACTGGCAACGTAAGATACAAAGCTAGAGCAAGATACGTTTTTGGCGTGTCTGACCCTAGAGGTATTTTCGGTGTTGAGGGTACGTAGTACTTAAAGAATTAATAGGGCGGCCTTAAAATCGCCCTATTTACTTTATAAAGATAGAAATTCCTTATGAAAAACTTCAGAATTCAAATTCGATACCATGGTTATTATGCTGACTTTAAGGTTGAGTGTAGGGATAATGCTATAGATATAGAAAATTCAATCCTTGACAAACTGGGAAAAAAAGAGGTATTATTTGAGTCTGATGGATTTACCAATAAAAAAGGTAAATGGATAACTTATGAGGAAGTTATAAATGACACAAGAACTATACAAACAGAAAAAGTCCTTGGAGTTGAGTTGGGAACAAGAGTATAATGAATCAGGTAGATATACTCTAGACATGGTTAAAATTGACGATAAGATCAGAGAAATCGTCACTGAGATCAAGTTAGAAGAAGCTAGAACAGCTCACCGTGTTAACCAAATTGAAGAAGCCAAGGCCGAAGTTTCGATAGCCACTTAAGCGCTATCAAAAATCATACAAAAACCATAGGATCACTTGCGCCAAATTTAAATTTGGGGTATAGATTAAGTACTATACAACTTAAATAAAAGAAATAAGTGTAGACGCGTATAGTCGACATCCCTAGGGACTACATTTATATATTCTAGGAGGAATATAACATGGCTAACACAACTTTTTCGGGACCGATAAAAGCGGGAACGATTAAATATACCACAGGAACAACACTTGGCGATAATGTAAGAAACACAGGTCAGGTTGTAATGTCTCAGTCAATTATGATTGACGCAGCATTAGCAGCTGGAACAACTACTTATAACGTAGGTGTAATACCAAAAAACTCACAACTACTTACAACTACAATTAGATGTGCAGTAGTAAGTGACTCTGGTACTACAGCAACTGTATCTGTAGGAAAAACAGGATCTGCAGCATACTTTATAGCTAACACTAACGTTAAAGCTTTAGGAGAAACTTCTTCAATAGCTGATGGCGCTTTAGATGAAGCTGATAGATTTGATGCTGATACACAAATTACAGCAACTCTTATAGCTGCAGGAACTACTGCAACTACAGGTCAAGTAAGTGTTACGTTTACGTATGTTCAAGCAAATAATTTGAGAGACGCAACAGCAAACTAGTAATAATTAATTAGGAGGAATATAACATGGCAAACACAACTTTTTCGGGACCGATAAAAGCGGGAACGATTAAATATACTACAGGAACAACACTTGGTTCATTAAAAAACACGGGTTTTGTACAAATGACTCAATCATCAGGACTATTAACTCAAGCAGCTCTTTCAGCTGGAAGTTTTGTGGATACAGGAATTGTATTACCTGCTAATTCAAGAATT